GCAAACTGAGGAAGGTTCTACAAAATGGCTATACAGGGGTATTCCTATTATTGTACGTCCTGATTGGGATAGAAATATCCGTGCTTATTGGGATAATGGGACAACTTATTATTTCCCTCACCGTGCTTATCTTAGCACAAAAGCAAATATTCCAATTGGAACTTCTGACGAGGGTGATTTTACTAACTTTGATGCTTTTTATGACCGAACAGACAAACAACATTATATGGATGTTGCATCTTATTTAGATGCAAAAATGTTGGAGCCTTACATGGTCATAGCTGCATATTAAAATAGGAGGAAAAAAATGGGATGTACAACAGGAATATCAGCTGATTTAATAAATGATTGTGATACGCAAACGCCGGTTGCCGGTTTGGAAGTTAAGGCATGGGCATTGAATAGAACCGACATAAGCACAATCACTTATGATGGGTCAAATGGAAATGAAGTATCAGCAATTACAATGTTATCAACAAAACAAGCTTGGGTTTTGCAGGGTTTTAAAAAGTCGCAAAATGCAGGGCATGACATTGTAGTAGCTGAAGACATACCTTCCAGATACAAACAATTTTTCTCTTTCAAGCCCTGGGGCGTTGATGCAGATGTTGTTGAAGATTTGGATGATTTGGAAGATTTGGTTATTATTGTTGAAAACAAAAACAAAGGTATTTCCGGCGATGGAGCTTTTGAAATTTATGGTTTGGAAACGGGACTTTATAAAAGTGCAGATACAAGACGAAGCAATGATAATAATGCAATTCAATCAATCGAAATGACTACGCAGGATGGGGAAGATTCTACGGTATCAAGACACGTATTTTTTGATACGGATTATGCAACAAGCTTAGCAGCATTAGTAGCATTAGAAACTCCGGCGGTGTGATAACGGATATTGAAAAAATAAAGCGAGTTGATATTGAATTAGTGTTAGCTGATGATTTATTGACTCGCTTAGTTTTAAACACTTATTCGGCTTTATGGTGTGTTTCGCCAAAATTTTGCGAACGCTCTATAAGGTTGTATTATAGCGAATTAGTAAAAAACGGAATTAAACAATTTAAGATGAAATCGAAAAAGCAAGAATATATTTTAAAAAAAGGTGTTCGTATATATTGGAAACATGAACATTTTACAGTTTATAATATGACTGATGAAAAGGCAAAAAAATTGCTGAAGGAAAATCCGAAATTGATAAACAAATTTGAAAAGATGCCGGAAAAATTAACCGCTGCTGATTTGATTGATGCAATTAATAAATGTGAAACTATTGAGCAATTAGAAAAATTTGCAGGCGATAACCGGAGGACAGTATTCAAAGCTTATAATGATAAATTAGATGGATTTCATAAAGTTTCAAATGTAGATATTGCAGATGAAAACGGAACTGATTAAAATAGAGCCTCGAAAGGTTGTAAAAGAAAACAAGCAAGCTGGCATCATGAATAATGGTGCTGATAATGCCTATCCATCTCGGATGGAAAGAATTATCCTTGCAAGCACAACTGGCAAAGCGAGTGCAGAAATGTATGCAAACTTTTTGGCTGGCTCCGGGTTCAGTGATGAGATTAATAAAATAGTTGTCGGGGAGGTTAATTATAAACCGATAACAATGTACGATTTGCTTGAAAGGATCGTACATTCAGTTGCTTATCAAAATGGAGCATTTATTCATTTAAATATTGCTTATGAAAGTGCTGATAAATTTTATATTTCAGACGTGCAACCTTTATTATTTAAAAATTGTCGCTTAGGCCTTTTGGATGATACAGAATATACAGGCAAAATTGCTATTTACGACAATTGGGATAAATCGAAATCAAGTAAAATTGAGAAAAAGAAAATAAGAAAGGTTAATGTTTTTAACATGAAACCGGAAGTTATCACGTCCCAAATAACAACCGCCGGCGGTTTTGAAAAATATAAAGGGCAAGTTTATCATCAATTTTTAGATAATGAATATAATTATCCTTTATCGCCAATTGATGTTGCTCAAGACGATGCCGATACAGAAAGCGAAATTTCTAAGTATAAAAACGGCGATTTGCGGAATGGTTTTACAGCAAGTTACATACTTCGCCATGCTTATTTTGCAAACAAAAAAGACAAACAAAATTTTGTTGATAAAATAAAAGAATTTCAGGGTGCAGAAAATCGTGGATCTATTATGCTTATCGAAGATGACATTACTGAAGATGAGACAACCGGGATGACTGTTGATAATGGTTTGAAATTTGAAAAAATTGAGCAAACCGTTAATGATAAAATATTTATCAATTATGAAAAGTCAGTTGCAAATAATATTCGCAAAGCCTATAAAGCAATTCCAACAATTTTAATTGAATATGTTGAAGGAAAACTGGGCGGAACTTCCGGCGAAGCATTGACAGCCGCTGCCGATTTCTACAATGAAATGACAAAAAAAGACCGGCAAATAATTGAAAACATTTTCAAAGATATTTTTCAGCATTGGAAAGAACCGATAACAGATTTTGAAATTCGGCCGTTGCAGTTTGGAGACGAAGAAGAAATTATTGACATTGCGGAATCTAAACGTTTAGAATCGCAAGCAGCGTTAAAAGGGTCTGTTGGGGGTGTAACTGCATTAATGCAATTACAACAATCAGTAAGTGAAGGAACATCCGATTTATCGGCAGCCATTGCAATTGTTGAAGAAATTTATGGTATATCAAAAGAAAAAGCAACAGAGATGCTCGGAACTCCAAAACCTAAAACAGAATAAACATGTCAGCATTATTATCATTTAACAAACAACAATCAGTTAAACCAATTGCAGCGAATAATGAAAGCCGATTTGCTCAATGGTCAGAGGAAGTCCAAGAAAGGGAGTTGAAAAAATTAATTGGCACAAAATTATATCAAGATTTAGTGAACAATTCAACATCAGCAATATATCTTGAATTACTAAATGGTGGAACATTTGTTGCAAATGATTTTACATATACCCAGTTAGGTTTGCGGTATGTATTAGCATTTTTTATTTATTCAGAATATTTATCAGACTCGAAATTGCAAGATACATTTGCTGGCTTTGTAAAGAAAAACATTCCAGAAAGCCGGCAAGCTGAAATAGGAGAAATAAAAGCAAAACAAAACCGAGCAAGGCAATTGGCATTTGGAGCATGGGAGGAAATAAAATTGTTCCTTGATAATAATACAGATACATATGAATATTGGGAGTGTGCTAATGTTCGAAAAATATACCCGCCGGAAATAACAAAAATCTAATGGCTGTAAAAAATTACAAAGAATTAATCGAGGTTGATGCTATTTCACATATTGACGAAGTGCTTTTTGGTGTTACAACAACAATTTCAATATTAACTATTATTGATGAAATTCTTTATTCCGGGGATGAATTAACAATTACAAATCCACACACTTTAGAAAGTGATACATTCACTTTATCGGCTGATTCCGTTGCAGATGCAACTTCTTTATCAATTAACAGCCATGATTTTACATCTTCTTTTCCGGTTTACTCTGTTATTTCATTTGCACAGTATGAAAATATAAGGCAAAGAACAATAATAGATAGAGGCACAATAGCCGGAATGACCATAACTCCGACAACATTAATAAAAACAGATTCTATTTTAATTGATGCAGGGAATGGGAAAATAGCAATAGGCGGATCGACAGCTTCGGAGGCTTTAGATGTATATGGTGAAATCGCTATCAATGGAACATCTATTATTTATCTTCCTGACCAAGTCGCATTATTAGGCTCTGTGGTTTTTGGCACAGGTGGAAGAAACTTAGTTAATACAGCTGGCACTGATGGGAGGTATAATACAATAATTGGTATTGGTGCTGGTAATGCAATGACTACTGCTCAAAAGAATTACGCAATTGGGTATCAAGCTGCATATTCTAACACGTCGGGCAGTAATTTTCAAGCAATTGGGTATCGAGCTGCATATTCTAACACGTCGGGTGATAATTTTCAAGCGATTGGTTATGCTGCTGCATATTCTAACACGTCGGGCAGTAATTTTCAAGCGATTGGGTATTTAGCTGCATCTGCGAACACGTCGGGCAGTTATTTTCAGGCGATTGGCTATTTAGCTGCATATGCGAACACATCGGGCAGCTCTTTTCAAGCGATTGGCTCTCAAGCTGCATATGCGAACACATCGGGCAGCTCTTTTCAAGCGATTGGGTACAATGCTGCACGCTCTAACACGTCGGGCGGTAATTTTCAAGCAATTGGGTATTTCGCTGCATATTCTAACACATCGGGCAGCTCTTTTCAAGCAATTGGGTATCAAGCTGCACGCTCTAACACGTCGGGCAGTAATTTTCAAGCAATTGGGTATTTCGCTGCATATTCTAACACGTCGAGCAGTAATTTTCAAGCGATTGGGTATTTCGCTGCATATTCTAACACGTCGGGTGATAAATTTCAAGCAATTGGGTATCAAGCTGCATATTCTAACACGTCTGGCAGTAATTTTCAAGCAATTGGGTATCGAGCTGCATATTCTAACACGTCGGGCAGTAATTTTCAAGCAATTGGGTATCAAGCTGCACGATATTTAGCAGATGGTTCAACAGGCGCAAAGGTTTTTAATAATTCTACATATGTTGGAACAAATACAAAGGTCTCAGCTGAAGGCGTTACTAATGAAAATGTATTTGGATATAATGCAACAGGAAATGGAAGTAATTCTGTAACATTAGGAGACGATAATATTTTAAAAACAATTTTAAAAGGAGACGTAGGAATAGGAGAATCCACACCATCAACAATATTGCACATTAAATCAGCAACCGCCCCAGCTATCACCGTAGAAAACTCCACGGCCTCGATTACCGTGTTGGTGCAAGCATTTAACACGGCCGGAGCGGTTGGAACAGGAACGAATCATGAATTAGGAATTTATACAGATGCAATTGAAGCTGTTAAAATAGACACCTCGCAAAATGTAGGGATAGGAACGACACCGACTTCTAATTTGCACAATGGCGGAAGTGCTGCAAAAGAAATAGTTTCAAAAACTGCTGATTATACGGCAGCAGATGAGGAGGTTATAATTTGCGATGGTTCAAGCAACACAGTAACAATAACACTCCCTGCATTATCAGGGATAACAGGCCGGACATACTATATTAAAAGCATTGATTCTACATACACAGTTACCATTGATGGAAATGGAGCGGAGACAATAGATGGTCAAGCAACTCAAACATTAGGAAAATATAATTGTATTCAAATAATTGCCGGGTCTTCGGAATGGCATATAATAAATTAAAAAAAAAGATTATGAAAGATTGGTTTCAATCAATAGCAGAAGGAAATGTTTCAGATTATGAAGTAATAGAAAAGTTTGGTGAAAACCCCGATGTGGACACTGGTACAGACCCGGAAGATGTTTGGGATTATGGAGGTGTATATACATTTTCATCAACAGCCGACATCGACCAAATTAGTTCAAGTGATGATACGGATACTCAAGATGTAATTGTATGTGGTTTAGATGAAGACTGGGGAGTTGTCGAACAGACGGTAACATTAACAGGACAAACACCAGCAACATTAGATACGCCATTAATTAGAGTTTATCGCATGTACAACAGTGGGACAACCGATTTTTCGGGCGATATATATCTTTCGACTAATGGGGCGGCATTAACTGCAGGTGTCCCCAACACAGCCAATACGGTAAGGGCAATGATAAGAAACGGGAACAACCAAACGTTGATGTGTATATATACTATTCCATCTGGAAAAACAGGTTACTTTTGGGCTGGATATATAGGTTATGGAGCATCAAGTTCAACCGGCGCATCTTTCACATGGTCAGCAAGATTATTTGGAAAAGTATTTTGCGTAAAAAGTAAATTATCATTAATCGGAACCGGAACAAGTACCTGGAATTATACGTATAAATCGCCTGTTAAGTTACCCGAAAAGACTGATGTAAAAATAGTTTGCAAAGAAGTTGAGGCGAACAATACTGCTGTTACTGGTGGATTTACTGTTTTATTAAAAGATAATTAAGATGGCAATAATAATTAATGACCCTGTTTCGTACAAGGGTGGAAATTTTACGGGAATATATGGTAGAGTAGTTCCCACACTTTCAGAAAGTGGCGAAAAAGTTAGCGGAGATATAAATTGGTATTTCTCGGAATCTGCATTTGAATTAAATGTTGAAAATAAACTGGATATGAAAGGACGGTTTACGCTCGGACAAGACAGCAATTTGCCGGTTGATTTCATTTATGGTTATGATGCAGCGGAAAATGGAAATGACATTCTTTTATTTGCAACGAATAATATAATAGCTTATTTGTCGCAATATACGAATGTAACAAATACATTAATTGTAACTTAATTTTATTATTTTCGTACAAATTTTTTTAACGAATATTTAAAGATGGAAACTATTGACATAACAAAATTAGGAGTTGTAAGATTAGAATCGATGGCTTATGCTGAGATGAAAAAGATTGAACAAGCTCAAAGAAATTTACATGCAATTGAAAATCAAATTTTGATTAACAAAGAGAAAGAGAAAGCAAACCCAGCCAAATCATTAAAACAAAAATTATGAGCGAGAAAAATCTAAGAAATTTCAGGAACCAAATATTAATTATTTTGATAGTTGGGTTAGTGACAGTAGCAGGTTCTACAATTGTCTTAAGCCAAATAAATTCTGTGAAATCAGAGGACAACAAAATACAGATAAAATTAATCACAACCGATATGAAATCAAAGATTAATTATATTGATTACAACAACGATCGAGAGTATTTATTTTTAGAATTGCAAGAAATAAAAAGGGATATTAAAGAACTATTAAAAAAATGAGTATATTCAGCAAAATTATTGGCAGCGAAAAAGTAATGAATATAGCTGCAAAGGGTATTGACAAAGTGTTTTTCACTAAACAAGAAAAGGCGGCAAATTGGATTAATACGTTGAAAGCATATGAACCATACAAAATTGCTCAAAGATTGATTGCGTTGATTGTTACTTGTGTTTATTTGTTTGTGTGGATATTGTCAGCAATACTATTAGCATTCTCAGTGTGGTTTGAAACAATAGAGGCGGCAAAGATATTAGCAGAACTAAACAATAACACACTTAGCTTACCATTTAGTTTGATAATTGGATTCTATTTTGCCGGCGGAGTTGCCGAAGGAATTATTAATAAAATCAAAAAAAAATAATGGATAAAAAATTAGTTCTAATCAGAGAGCCGGAAGACCAACAAACTTTAGGTAAATTGTATGTTTTAGAAAATAATTCATATTCGAGGGTAACTCGGAAATTTGATACATTAGAATTACCATGGATAGATAATAAACAATTCATTAGTTGCATCCCTGCTGGATTGTATAAGTGTAAGAAAATACATTCTAAGACGTTTGGGTGGTGTATAGATATTACACACGTAGAGGGGAGATATGATGTCCGTATTCATTTCGGAAACTACAAACGAAATACAAAAGGCTGTATATTAGCAGGAAATGGAGTTGCAGATATTGACAAAGATGGATTAAGAGATGTACTCTATTCTAAGGATGCCATGAGCCAATTGAATAGTTTGTTGCCGGAAGAATTTTTTATTGAAATTTTGTAACCTTTTCAAAATTCATACGTAAAAGAAAAAACGGAGGTGGTAGCCCGTTTCATATTTTCATATTTTTAAATTTTAGTTATTAGGAAACCGCTCATTAAGTTGAGCGGTTTTTTAGTTTCTGCCAAAAAATCGCCGTCCAAAAGCATGATAAATATCATGTTTCGGAAAATAAAACAAAAATAATTTCTAACTAACTGATACATAACACAATAAAAATGCAAAAAAACGTAACTTTATTTGCACAGTATCGGTATATATATTATATTTACATAGATTTAAAACTTAAAATTTAAAAAGATGGAACTTAAAGACTTGACAAAAAATAGAACTCGAATGGCTTGCAATAGTTCTTTAAGAAAATATTAATTTAACTGAAAAATTAGAAATTATGACACGTTTAAAAAGATTAGAAAACAAAGGTTGGAAAATAGTTAATTATATGAGTGGCAATGGTTGTACTGCTACTAAGAACAACGGATTAACTAAAATAAAAGGCACAAGCATTACAAATTTGCATAAACAAATTTTCGGATACTAATGGGAAAAGATTTATTCGGATTCGATATTATTGAACCAGTAAAAAAACTAAAAGACTGGTTTGTTGTCCCTCCTTTTTCTATTCTTAATTCAGCTTCAAAAGATTGGCAAGAAAAGAAAAAAAAATGGATGGTTAAAATTAATGATAAGGCACAAGTAAGAAAAAACACATTAAGTAGATGTGGACACGAAGAAGGTTCTAAAAATTGGCAATTTATGGCGATAAAAGGAGACACGACAAGTATTTTAGACCCTGTAATGTGTGAAATATTACTTAGTTGGTTTACTAATGATGGGTTCGAGACATTAGACCCTTTCGCGGGGGATGCAGTATTCGGTTTTTGTAGTGCATATAAAAATAGACCATTTACGGGAGTTGAATTAAGAAAGGAGCAGGTTAAATTCAATCAGGATTTAATTGATTTTCACGGATTAAATGGAAAATATATTTGTGATACCTCTGAGAATATTGATTTGCATATAAAAGATAATAGTAAAGATTTTATTTTTAGTTGTCCTCCATATGCAGATTTAGAAATATATTCCGATTTAGAAAATGATTTATCAAATATGAGTTATGATGATTTTTTTAATACTATTGAAAGAATATTAAAAAAGACAGTAAATAAATTAAAGTTGGATAGGTTCGCATGTATTGTAATTGGTGAGGTTAGGCATAAAAACACAGGTGTATATTTAGGAATTGTACCGAAAATAATACAAATAATGTGCGATGCTGGATTACATTATTATAATGAAATTATACTCCAAACTCCAATTGGAAATTTGCACCTGAGGGCTGGTGCATATATGAGTAAAGCGAGAAAAATAGGAAAACAACATCAAAACATTCTTGCATTTTATAAAGGGAATCCTAAAAATATTAAAAAACACTTTAAAAAATTAAAATAATGAAAGCAAAAATATGGAATAAAGCCGGTTGGATAAAAGAGACTGACCCAATAAAGTTAAAAAATACTTATAACGATTTATTACTATTAAGTGGATTTAATATACTAAACTTCCAAGAACATTATTTCCGCCCTGCTGGATATACTGGTCTTTGGCTACTTGGGGAAAGTCATTTTGCGATACATACATTCCCGGAGGAAAAAAAAAGTTACATTGAATTAAGTAGTTGTAATGAAAAATATTATAATTATTTTAAATCAAATATTGAATTGATATGATTAATTGTCCAAAAAATCGCCGTCCAAAAGCATGATAAATGTCATGTTTCGGAAAATAAAATAAAAATAATTCATAACTAACTGATACATAACATAATAAAAATGCAAAAAAACGTAACTTTATTTGCACAGTATCGGTATATATATTATATTTACATAGATTTAAAAACTTAAAAAAATGAAAATGAAAACATTAGAAAGCAGAATAATAGAAAGCATCACAAAAGGAAATGTAGGTATAGAATCTCTAATTTCAGACATTCAAAGAACATCAAGGCGTGAGAAAGAAATTGAATTGCTAAAAGAGAACGGTTTAAATGCAGAATCACCCGTTGAAGGGCATTTTTGCACTTATGGAGGCACTAAATATATAGATTCTCATAGTGAGATGTGGAGAAAATTAGAGTGTGTGAATTCTGATTTTTCGGATCTGCAAATAAAAAGAGTAGTTACTGGACTTTGCAATCTGGGAATCATGAAAAAATGTGGTAGTTCCAAGAATCAAATCAGAATGGGAAATTATTACATCAAATTAATAACTGAAATTTAAAAGAAATAACACAGCCTGCAAGCTCAAAGTTTGCGGGCTTTTTGGGTGAAAGGTGTAAATTTAAAAAATAGAAATTATGTTAGGAGGTATTGTATTAATTTTAGTAGTTATCATATTAATTGAATCGCAATTCAGTATATTTTCAGGTGATGGGAAAACGTCTCAATCAATAGAAGAAAAAAAAATAATTGATTTTGTTATAAAAGAAATGAAAAATAAACCTGCCGACTTTACAAGTAGATGGGAAAATAAGATGGTTATGTCAGATGTCATATGCAGCAAGGATTACTTAATAGTTTTTCAAACAAAAAAATGGGCATTGTTAGACCCCAAATTTTGCGATTTGAATAAGGTGCAAATTCGCAGTGCAAAAATTGCTATTGCGAAAATACATGAGAACGATAAAAAATATATAAATAATGAAAGAACATCTAATTTAGATGAATTTTATAAAAAAAGAAATCACTAAAAAATTAAAATTAAAAAAATAGAAAGAAATTTTTAATTTAGAAAAAATGAAACAAAAAAAACAAATCTTATACAACAAATACACAGGTTCGTCATACATAATTGATGAGCTCTCGAAAGACAAGAAACAAGCGAAAATTGGACATCGCTGGTTTACTACTCGATTTTATCAAATTTTGTCAGAATCGGAACATAGAATTGAATTGAAAAAATATTATAAAAAATTGAAGGCATGAGACAAATAAACAAATACCCGCTAAAATTAACAGAAATTGCTAAAGCAATAAATGAAAATTATACATTAGTGAATAATGTCAAAAACGAAAATCAGACCGGAAATAGCTCTGAAAAAAAGAAAAAACAGGTTGTTCAGAAAGTTGAAAATTATTTGCATGAATTGGGTAAGGAATTGATTAATTTGAAATTGGAAGTATGAAAAACCAGCATAGATTTAAATATAATTGGACTTTAAAAGATGCAAAGTTCACAAAAGACAAAGGCAAAGTATTTTCCTGCTTTGCTTGTGGCGGTGGTTCAACAATGGGATATAAACTTGCAGGGTTTGACGTTATCGGCTGCAACGAAATAGACCCTAAAATGATGGAAGCATACAAAACAAACCACAACCCAAAATATGCTTATTTAGAACCTATCCAGACTTTTAAACTTAGAAAGGATTTACCAAAAGAACTTTACAACCTTGATATTTTGGACGGTTCGCCACCTTGCAGCAGTTTTTCAATGGCTGGAAACCGGGAAAAGGACTGGGGTAAAGAAAAAAAATTCAGAGAAGGACAAGCGAAACAAGTTTTAGACAACTTATTTTTTGATTTTATTGATTTGGCTAAGGAATTACAGCCAAAAATTGTAATAGCTGAAA